GACAACTGCAACCATATCAGGGTGCACACCGTCTAATTTTTTCTTTGATCTATTTGAAAGATTAAATGCCATAAGCTTATCCTTTGTTCATGTTAATAAGGGCGAGTTTCCCCGCCCATATTATTTATATATCTCCGTTGTCTTCCCAAGCCCATGTAAATAGATTAGCTATGAATTTACACATCATATCCAATACCTATATTTGAATTGTGGGCTAGAATGTCTAAGTTCTTTCATGCGCCTTTCAAGGTCAGCAAGATCCGTAGCTTGTGAAAGATAATGATCTTCTGGTGACTTGATTGCGCAAGCCTTAAACAGTTTCTCGAAGAAATTCAGCACTTTTGCCATTGGTTTTACCTCCAGTATTTATTGAAATTTTCTGGGGTCGCTTCTCTTCCGGTAGAACTACTTCTATACTGACAGTAAGAATTCCATCCGTTAGATCTGCACCGCTGACTTCTGCGTACTCTGATAGTCTGAACGATTTTGAGAACTTTCGACCTGATATGCCTTTGTGGACATATGCTTCATCATTTCTTCTTTTCTCTCTATCACCTTTAATATACAAGACATGCTCTTTAAGTTCGATAGTAATATCGTCCTTAGAGAAACCAGCAATTGCTAGTTCAATATCATACTTCATTTCGTCAGATTTGATAACGTTATGAGGTGGATAAGTATCGTTTGCGTGATTTGTGATTTTTTCGAGTTCGTCGAAAAGATGGTCGAAACCTAAAAAAGCGTTTCTTGGGAACATAAAAGTACCAGTCATTGTTGCCTCCTAATTTAGCAAGGTTAATTTATACAGACCCGTTATAACGGCATCCATTACTATATATACTAGTTAATTCTTTCAATCACCGCGTGGCCACATTTTCCTTCGTTATATTTAACTTTTAGCTTCCATTCGGTCATATTCTTTAAAAACTTTTTAATCACTTTCCATAAAGCCCAATCGCTTTGCTTTATATCATGGAATGCGATATATTTTTTTATATGTTGACTATGCAATGTGAGTTCTTTTTCCAAATGATTTGGATCATGTAAAGAATCAATATGAAGCATATCTACATCTCGTGTTGATTTGGGATCAGTAGAATCCATTTTTATTATTTCTAAATCAATATTATTTTCATCAGCATATTTTTTTGCAAGCGGAGCAAGTGGTTTAAATCCTGCTCCGACATTCCAATTATTTAAATCAATATCAACACCGATAATCTTTTTGGGATTTTGCAACATCATAAGAACTAATGATGTGCCTTGATTAACACCTAATTCCATGATGCTTTCTGACTTACCAGCAAATTTCATAAGATCTAAGTTTCGGGCCCATGTATGACCCTTTCCATTATCACATTCTTTTTTAGTAATATCGTATACGTCTTGTAGACTTACGACATCATTAAAATTTTGTTGTTTCAATCAATTATTTCCAATATTGTATTTCGGACAAAGTTCCCATTCACTCTTTTCGCGGAAAGGTATAATCTTTATCTGACGTAACGGAGCTTTTAAGTCTGCCTTATCAGGTTGTTCTATTGATATAAGTCCCCAATCACTCATCAATGTTGCTATAGTATTACGTCTTGCAACATCGTTCTCTTCTAAATTAGATTTTTTTCCATCTAATAAAAAGAGTTCCTTAAAGTGCACGATAAAATATCGTCCTTGTTTATGGAGTATATGACAACTTTGAAATAATTTGTTTTCTTTTCTTGACGCTACACCAATTCTTGTTAGTGTTTCACGTACTTTTAAAAAATCATCTGGCTCGTTTAGTGTAACCTCTAACATTGAGGCAGGTGACCATTCTATTATGTTATTTTCTTCCACCTTTAAAAACCTTCTTTCTCAATTCAGTTATCTGATTGTCCGTGAGAAGATTATGAACCATGCGTGCTTTTTCATTACTATATCCATAATACTCTTTTATTACGTCCAAATCAGTAGCGACTTCTGGTTTATTCCATTTGCTAAATCGCTTTCTTTTTCTAACTATATTTATAAGAAAATCAAATTGTAAACGACTATCCAGATGTGCATACTTATTCATTTCATTTGCCATCAAAACAGTGTCTTGAAAGTAAGATAAACCTCTATTGACCATAAACGGATTATATTGTTTTTCTGCTATATCATCAACCATAATATCTTTTTTAGTATAGTTAATAGCGTTTAAATAATCAAAAGGACTCATTTTTTTCTTACCACATCATTGGCTTTTATTACATTATTCATAACTGACATTTTAATATCGAAGTGTTTACCTGTTGCAACTAGCGCTTTAGTATCTTTAGGGAAACATGCACCACCAAATCCAAACTCTCCATCAGGACCAGGCACTTGCATATGACTAGATCCTATTCTATTATCCATAGAAGTAAGCAATGCAACTTTATCATAGTCGATGTCTGTTTTATTACATAATTTATGTAAATCGTTAAAGAAAGAAACTTTAGTTGCAAGAAAACAGTTTCGAGCATATTTAGTCATTATAAGTTCTTCTATAGAAGCTTCGATAGTCTTAAACATAAAAAATACAGTAGACCAAAATGAATAATCTGGTCCACCTAATAGAACATGTTCTTGATTCTCAAAATCTTCCATTGCAGTAGCAGCGACTAAAAACTCAGGACTAAAGTTCAGACTTTTACCTTGTGTATTTAGATCTCTCCATTTTTCTAAACTTATGGTGCTTTTAATTAATATTGGTTTATTTGTTGGACAATATGTTATAACATCTTTAACTATTGTTGTATCACATGATCCATTATTAGAGCTCGGAGTTGGGACACACACGATATATCCATCCGAATCATCTTCTATTAAGTTTTCGTTATATGCTGGATCTACTATCTTTATTTCAAGGTGTTTGCTTAATACGTTATGTACCGCTTTTCCTACAAATCCAAATCCAATTAAAGTTATCTTCATAATATATTATACCACATTTTTTATTATTCGTAAACTCTATTGTGCGTATCACTACATCTTATAAATGTAGCGCACTTAGGAATATCTTTTAATCTTTTTGCCCCGATATACGTGCAAGTAGATCTTAAACTTCCTAATATATCTTGTACAGTATTGTTGACGTCACCTTTGTAAGGTATCTTTACTTCTTTTCCTTCAGCTGCCCTATAATCTCTTAATCCACCAAAGTGTTTATCATTTGCTTTTTCTGAACTCATGCCATAAAATTTTATAAACTTTCGTTCTTCTACAACCCTAGTGACTTGATCATTAGATCCAAATAATCTTGTATTATATTTGCCGCTATCTATCTCACTAGTAACGTGACGCGTATTAATAATATCTCCGCCACCTTGATCATGGCCAGCCAACATACCACCTAACATTACAAAGTCTGCGCCACCACCGAAGGCTTTTGCAATATCTCCTGGATTAGTACATCCTCCATCTCCAATAACATGAGCACCCAACCCGTGAGCAGCGTCAGCACACTCAATAATAGCACTAAGCTGAGGATAACCCACACCAGTTTGAATACGAGTCGTGCAAACGCTCCCAGGACCGATGCCCACTTTAACAATATCTGCTCCATTTATTATCAGCTCCTGTGTCATATCTGCAGTTACAACATTACCTGCAATGATAGTTAAATTTGGATAAGTGCTTCTCATTCCGTACACAAAATGGCTAAAATATTCTGTATAACCATTTGCAACATCTATACAAAGAAATTTTATTCTTTCATCTGTTCTATCGTACACACTAGCAAATTTATCTTCTTCTCTTTTAGTTGCACCTATAGTCATGGCTGTGTAATTACTAGGTATCTTACTATCTGTGCTAAAATGATCGATAAGGTCTTTTTCTGATATAGGTTTATTTAAACACGTAAACACACCATTAGATGCAAGTACTTTAGCCATCTCTAATGTACCTACACCATCCATATTCGCGGCCATAATAGGTACACCGTAAAACTCTCCATCAGAGTTTCGAAACTTCATTGATCTCCATAAGTTTACATCTTTTCTGCTTTCTGCTGTAGATCTTTTTGGTCTTAAAAGAACATTGCCAAAGTCTAATTTTAAATCATTTTCTAATAACATGTTTTATCCTGGCATTGTAAATAAAGCTCTTGTTCCATCATCAGGCGGTCTCCTTGCAAATATTACCCATTTTTTAACTTGACCACTTAGGTATCCTGGGTAGTTATCCTTTATAAATTCCCGCATACTCATACCAGTAGTCCATACATCGTCAACTACCATTACAAAATCATCAGCATCCGGACTTTTGTATTTATCTAAAGCAGAAGCTAGAGACATACCACCAGTAGGAATTCCTTTAACTTCTCTGAATGGCATCTTTTCATATTCCATTATCATTTGAGCAAGACAATCCCATTCTTCTGGTCTTATTGCATCGCATTCTATTTTCCATTTCAAAGGTAAACCAGCATG